TTTCCCACGCCAAAGTTTTACTTTACGGACTATCACATAAACCGTAAGCACGATAACGGGCGAGAAAATTACATTGGTGATTTAGAAATAAAATGGTTGAACTCACCAAGTACCTCGCCCGCAATCTTTCCTTATAACAAATTACAAATGATGATGGCAGTGCCTGTTTATACAGACAGCCCTGAAAGTTATCACCGAATTTGTTTTAGGTTCACTGACGGTCTTATGATTCTGCCCGCAAAGGCGCTTATGCGCCTACAACCTACAGTGCATACCCGCAAAGATACGAATGAAACTGACATGGTGGTTTGGGTAAAGGTTGATGGGTTTCTAAGTTATTTCAAACCGTTTGTAGTGCATTAGGAGGCATTGTGAGCATCATTCGTTCTCCAAGAGCGGAGAGCAATTTTTCAATCATTAGTAATTCCGTTATTCGTGATACGCGTTTGAGTTATCGCGCTCGCGGTGTTCTCCTGGACATCTTGAGCCGCCCTGATAATTGGCGCGTATCGGCGGATTCACTAGCCCGCACAGGTTCTGAGGGTCGTCACGCAATATTGACGGCCCTGAAAGAATTGCGCGAAGCGGGCTACATGCGGACAGAAAAATTACGCAAAGAGAATGGGCAATTTGAAACAGTCAGCATTGTCTATGACACCCCAAATTATGAACCAACCGAAGTCCAAAAACCGAATTTCGGTTATCCGCAGTCGGAAAACCGCACTCCTTTAGAAGTACTATCTAAGAAGAACTTAGATACAAACCTGTTTGATGAATTTTGGAAGGTGTATCCAAGAAAGATTGGCAAGCAAGCGGCAGAGAAAGCCTTTGCAAAAGCCTGCAAGACAACTGCGCCGAATGACATCATTGCAGGAGCCGCAAGATATGCCGATGACCCTAACCGTGTAGATGCTTTTACAGCCCACCCAACAACCTGGTTGAACGCAGGGCGCTGGAACGATGAGCCGCTACCCGAACGAATCAAGACAGGCGATGAGAAGCGTGCAGAAGAAAAGCGCATCATTGAGGAGCGCCGCCGCCAGGAGATAGAAAAAACATTACGGTGGCAACAAGAGTTAGAAGAAGCAAAGAAAAAAGCAGTGCCAATGCCCGAATCAATCAAGAACTTATTACGCTCTCTTTGATTACGAATAACTGTTACACTTTCTGTAATCATTACTCCTGAAAGGGGAGGACATGGCAACGCTAGTAGTAACAAAAGCAAGTAACATGCAATGCGGTGATGTAATTGTGCAAGATGGTCACCACTATCAAGTGCAAAGCATTGATGGACCTGACCACACTGGAACTTATGATGTTCATGCAAAAGATGAACAAGGAAAAGATAAGTTTGTAATTGTGCAAAACATAGTTACAATTATTATGTGATAAATTTTTTTGTTGATGGGCTACCTGTTCCACAAGGGAGCATGAAAGTAATCAACGGCAGAGTCATTCATAACAAAGGCTCTGAACTTGCGGCATGGCGCAGTGCGATTGCATTGACTGCACGACAGAAAGGCGCTCGCCCATTGACCGACCCTATGTACATTCACATCAAGTTTTATTTGCCGAAACCACGAACCGTCAAACGCCTCCACCCGTCTGTTGCTCCTGACCTGGATAAACTGATTAGAGCGGTCCTAGACGGCCTTACAGCCATTGCCTATGTAGATGATGGGCAGGTGGTATCAATCGTGGCTGAGAAGGCCTACGGAGAGCGTATAGGGGCAGAGATAGCCATAGGCCCACGCGTACCCGAACAAATGTTCTAATAAAAACTTTGCCACAAATGTTGGCAAATGTCGCTTGACGGGTCTATATTTCTCCTATCGGGGCAACCGCCCCCTAGATATGGAGGCATCATGACACGGACAGATATTCACCGCCCTTCTGCTCCTGAGTTCAATCCTGAAAACTATGAATTTGTTACTTGCTTTGATTTGCAAGCAACAGATGAAGATGCAAAGTTTCGCCGCGAAACTGTAAATGTTTATATTGCACAGGGTTATCGTTTTGCTATTGCTGGCGAAGGTTGCGCACATTGCGGCAAAAATATTCGTTACGCCGCTCTTATGCTTCATGCGCCAACAATGGAAATGTTGTTCATTGGTGAGCAGTGCCTAACAAATCGTTTTGAAAACATGACTGCCGCGCAGTTCAAATCATTACGCGAAAGCGCTCGCCTCAATCGTGAACGCGCCACCCGCAAAGAACAATTTGCGGCTTTTGTTGCGGCTCACCCTGAAGCACAAATGCTTATTGCGTATGAGCGCGAAGTAGATGCAATTCCTGTTTTCCTATCTTCACTTCTTATGCAACTTGAAAACAATGCATGCTTGTCTGACAAACAACTTGCCGCTATTGAACCAGCCATTATCCGTGACCGTGAGCAGACCGCTCGCGCCAATGCACGCGAAATTCAAGCCCAAGCGTTACGCGCCGCAGGTATCAAAGCCCCTGTTGGTCGCACTACCGTTACGGGCAAAATCGTTGGTTTCAAAACTCAAGAATCCGAATTCTACGGCGATACTCTCAAAATGATTGTTGAAAGCGTAGAAGGCTGGAAAGTGTATGTAACCGCTCCTGCGGGTTCTCTTGACGCTCAGGTTGGCGATGCAGTTACATTTACCGCAACACTCACACCATCAACCGATGATGTGCTATTTGCTTACGGCAAGCGCCCAAGCAAATTCTCACGAATAACCCAGGAGGCAAACTAGTGGAACACAGAGCGCCAACAACAATCACAAAAACAACAATGAATCTCAAGCCTGGCGACTTGATTCTTGTAGGCAATGCATTTGATGGTTTTGACATCAAGAGAGTTGTAAAAGTACGACCATCTGATTACAACAAGCGCATGGCGCTATTGACTGTGCGTTTTGGTCATGGCGGTCAATGCGAAACAGTAGAAGGCAAGAACACGCGCTGGTCAATCGTAGATGGACAAAAGTAATGGCGCGTTGCGGAGTTTGCGGGGGCAAAATAGGCAGGACTCTCGTAAAGCATGGCGAAATCTGCCTAGACGACAAACCAACCCAGGAGGCAAAATAAATGACAACCCCAGTAAATAAATGCATGATGTGTTACGGCAAGGGCTACATCTCGTACACTGATGATGATGGTTGCGATGTAGTTCCATGCGATTGCACAATTCCAGTTGAGGTGAAGCGATGAAGTTCAACATTGAATTGCAGATTGATTACGACAAGTTTGCAATACCTGAAGGCAAATCAAAGTCCATGGTCAATGCAATGCAACGCGAGCAGGCTCAATGGGCTGTAGAAGATGCTCTCAAATTAGCAGGCTTCAATCCCGTAACCGTGGCTATCTATAAGGCGCGGTAATGGGAGAACTGACAGATGACCGCCCAAGATGTATTTGGTGTGGCTCCTTTGGCGGATATGCAAACAGGCTTATGATTCACTTGAACAAAGACCAAGACACATTCATAGCCGAATGTGACTGGTGTTGGAGTTCTGACTACTACAGAAAGAAGGCGGCAAATGGCAAGGGCAACTAAGACATGGAGGCTGACACGCAGAGGCAGATTTGTTGTTGCAATTCTGATTCTGTTGTTTGTTTCTTGGTTGATGAACATTACAACTCCTGAGGAGTGCAAAGTGCCGATAGGCGAGATGTCACAGTTCTGCGTAGATTTCTTGTATCCGTGAAAGGCACAAAAGTGAAAAAAACTTTGACAATAAAAATGACAGAAATAACATGGAGGCAAAAAGTGGAAGATTACACATTTATGGTGCAAGTTATTGAAGATGGTTCATGCACATTTTCACGCAAGTACGGAACAGCCCTTGATGCGGTCAATGCTTACAACTCATTCAAAGACCACGGAATGTGCCGATACACACGCGAAATTGTGTTAGTGGAACCTAATGGCGAGATACACGCCAAAACTTTTGCATATCCTGCCAGTGTGCCAATCGGCTAAACTTTTCCCGTCCAAATACCAACCTGAAAGGGGTAAGAGATGGACCACAAAGTAACCCGTTGTAAGTGCGGAGCATGGAAAGTAGTTGATGCTCTCTGCAAAGTTTGTGAGGCGTTGGGGGTTAGGGGCTAGAGGTTCGCCCTAATAAGCAAATCCTTTTAGTAGCCGCTATTGCGGTTGGGTTTGCTATTGCGCCTTCTCACGCGCACGCACCAGTTATGACCGAAAAAGAAAAACGCGCTTTGATTATCTCCACCATGGAGCCAAAGAGTTACGCGAGATTATTGGTCAAAGAACGGTTTGGCATGCCTGAGAAGCAGTATCGCTGTTTGGCTCAACTGTGGGGCAAGGAATCAGCCTGGAACTTCAAAGCGAAGTCACCCACCCATGACTATGGGATTCCGCAACGCCACATGAAGCACAACACGAAACAACAGATTCAAGACTTCCTCAAGAACCCGCATGTTCAGATTCGTTGGGGGCTGACCTACATAGAATCACGATACAAAACGCCATGCGGAGCCTTACAATCCTGGCTCTCAAGAGCGGATAAGAACGGTAGAGGTGGTTGGTACTGATGTCCATAATCTTTCCAAATCATTGGGAAACCGTAACTCCTACGATTGACCCTGATGAATGGGTTGAAGATGATGATGAGGAATAGTGGACAAGAAAGTTGTACGAATTGTTGAGGAGCGCGCAGGTAACTATTGTGAAGTCTGCGGGCAGGCGGCGCTCCCTGACATGGCATTGCATCACCGAAAACTAAGAAGCAGGGGCGGCAAAGACACGCCCGCAAATCTAATTCGCATACATCACGGGTGCCATAACTTACGCACTGATAGTATCCACCTGAATCCTGAAAGAGCGTCACAAAAAGGTTGGGTTGTTGGGTCATGGCAAAGCCCGCACGAAGTTCCTTTCACACGCCCTGACGGTTCAATAGTTCTGTTACAAGATGATGGAACGGTACAAATACTGATGGAAGGTGACTAATGGAAATCAAAGTAAGAGGGCGTTTGGGTAATGACCCTGAACTAAAATCATCACAGAATGGAACAAGTTACTGTTCATTTTCTGTAGCGCACACTCCGCGCAAAAGAGTAAATAACGAATGGGTAGATGGAGAAACGCAGTGGTATCGCGTTGTAATGTTTGACAAAAAAGCAACGCAAGCGGCAACACTGAAAAAAGGCGATGATGTTCTAATTTTTGGCACAGTCAAAATGACAACATTTACAAACAAAGACGGTGTTGAAAAAACACAAATGGAAATTACAGGCTCAGAAATCTATACAGCAATCAAGATAAAGCAAACACAAACACAGGCACAGGAAGGCTGGTCATCAACTCCATGGTAGAAGAAAATTTAGTAAGCGCCGCAGAAGCCGCAGAAATTTTGGGCATCAAAATGAATAACCTGCGTCAGATTCAGCACCGCAAATCACTTGTATGGGTGCAGAAGGCAGGGCGTAATGTGTATTACAAGCGTGACGATGTAATGAATTACAAAGCAAAGCGTGACGCTCGCAATGGCTAAACTTGAAAACTTACAGATGATGTTTCGTTCTATGGAAACACAGATACGCAACAACATCATTGGTGAGATACAGGCATTTGCAGGCGACTATCACCATCATATTGACGGCAGAGATGTAGTCATTGTGGAGCAGTTATTAGAGTTTCTACGAGATGTACCCAATGATTCAAAATGACCCTGAAGTAGCACTTGCCCTGAACCTGATGGCTGAAAAGTTACGGGAACGGGGCAAAGAAACATTGGCTTACAAATTAGAAAATCTTGTTGAATTACTCATTGAGGAACTAGAAGCGGACAAAAAGAAAAAGTCCTAATATCTCCTCATGTCACTGGCAATTACCGATGATGTCACGCTTGAGGATATTGACGAAGCCATAAAGCACATCAACGGCATGCTCAAAACCGATGAGTACGGTAATCGCATGGATTGGCGCAAAAAAGAACTATTACAAAAAAGTATTGATGACCTGCTTGATGCTCGTATAGCACTAGCACTAGGAGAGAAAGTATTTGATTAGTTATGGGATACTTCAAGTGCTTTCTCTGTATGGGCCAACCTACCTTCAAGGTCGCGGACAAAAAAGACTCATACCAAGAATCGCATAAGCATTACATGACTTACCATTTCAAAGGAGAACCTGATGCCACGCAAGAGCGCAAAGCAAATCGTCAATGAGGTTGTAGCAAAGGTCAATGAAGAATTACCGACCAAAAAAGTTGAGCCAAAAGTAGAAGAAGAAAAAGCCCCTGAACAGGAACACTACTTCCGTTGCATGACCGTCATTGCTCCTGGTAGTAAGTGCAACTGTTACGCCTTCAACTAAGCCTCTAAATTTGTACAAATATAATTTATGAGATAATTTGTACAACATGTTGGAAAAAGATGGGCTTGCTCAAGTAAAGCGCGAGAACCGCGCAGTTGAACTACGCCATCAGCATGGAATGACTTTTGCCAGCATCGCACGCGAATTAGGTTATGAAACTATTGCAGGAGCGCAGAAGGCTTATCAGCGAGCGCTCAAACGCATAGAACACCCTGCGGCTGAAGAATACTTACAAGCAGATTTAGACCGCTTAGACACGATGACTGAGGTGTATTGGCAATCTGCTCTGCAAGGTAATTTACGAAGCGCTGACATGGTTCTGCGCATTATGCAAAAGCGTGCTGATTTCCTAGGACTAGATGCGCCAAAGAAGGTGCAAGCGGAGGTGGTGAACTATGACGGAACTGGAAGCCTTGATGCGGAAGTTATCCAACTCGCCCGAATTATTGACTACATTGAAGGCATTACCGCCGACATTACAACCCTCCCTGAACAGCAAGATAAAGGCGAGCCGAATAATGTGGCAAAGACTCGCAAGAAACGAGCAACTACCGCCTGAGTCTGATTGGAACATTTGGCTTTACTTGGCAGGTCGTGGAGCGGGTAAAACTAGGACAGCCGCCGAATGGTTAGCATGGGAAGCGATAGAAAATCCTGAAACAAGGTGGGCAATCGTTGCGCCTACATTTTCAGATGCAAGAGATACCTGCGCAGAAGGTGAATCGGGAATCATCAACATCTTGCATCGTTATCACGCATTGCAACATTACAACCGTAGCAACGGCGAGATAGAACTAATCAACGGGAGCAAAATAAAATTATTCTCAGCAGACCAACCTGACAGATTCCGTGGACCGCAACACCATGGCGCTTGGTGTGATGAGTTAGCCGCCTATCGCTATGAAGATGCCTGGCACCAACTGCAATTTGGTCTGCGCTTAGGTAAAAAGCCTCGCATTGTTGTCACCACAACACCACGCCCAACAAACCTGATTAGAACCCTGGCAAATCGCACAGACGGCTCTGTAGCAATCACACGCGGCTCTACCTTTGACAATGCTAAGAACCTAGCCCCAAGCGCTCTATTGGAACTACAAGCCCGATACAACGGCACTCGCTTAGGTCGCCAGGAACTCTACGGAGAAATCCTTGAGGACCAAGAAGGCGCACTATGGACCAGGAATCTGATTGATAGAAACCGTGTAGAACAACACCCACCGTTGTCACGCATTGTGGTCAGCATTGACCCTGCTGTAACTAATAACGCATCAAGTGATGAAACAGGAATCATTGTTGCTGGTTGTGATGCTGGCGGTCACGGATATGTAATACATGACGGAACAATAAAAGGCTCTCCATTGGAATGGGCCAAAAAAGCAGTTGCTCTCTATGATGAATACAAAGCAGATGCATTACTTGTGGAAGTAAATCAAGGCGGCGATATGGTCAGTGCAGTTCTCAAGCAGGTTCGCTCAACTCTGCCCATCAGAGAAATCAGAGCGCATGTTGGTAAGAAGTTACGGGCAGAACCAGTAGCGGCAATGTATGAGCAGGGTCGTGTGCATCATGTTGGCACCTTTGCACAATTAGAGGACCAAATGACGATATGGACTCCTCAAGATGCAGACTCACCCGACAGGCTTGATGCGATGGTTCAGGCTTTTAGTGACTTGCTTGGAAAAAGTAGCGTTAGTCATTACTTCAATAGCATCGCTAATTTCTGCCATCACTGCGCTCTACCAATGCCTAAATCATTGAGCCATTGCGCTAAGTGTGGAAACGCTATTATTGCTCCAACTCAGGCGGTGGGAGCATAATGGCTGTTACTTACAATACAACAATGGACCAAGGCGCAGATTGGTACATAACTTTCATTTACAAACAACCTGCCGAAATCACAAACATCACGGCAAACGGAAGCACAGTAAATTTCACTGCGGTCAATGGATTTTCAGCAGGACAAACAGTTTCTATTGATGGCGTTTTGCCGCCTGCATACAATTTACAAAATGTCACGATTGCATCAGCATCAGCATCAAACTTTACGGTGACAAATGCCGCAACAGGAACTTATATCTCAGGCGGTATTGCTACTGCTCCCGTCAATGTCGTGGGATACACAGCACGCATGCAGTTGCGCTCGCTACCTTCTGACCCAACGGCTGTTCTTACACTGACATCTGCGGCAGGAGAAATTTCTGTAACAGGAGCGGCAGGACAATTTGATGTGCATGCAACTGCGACACAAACAGGAGCCATTGACGAAGGCACTTACTATTATGATATTGAAATTACTTCACAGGGCGGCATTGTTACCCGTCTTGCACAAGGTCAGATTGTCGTAACTCCTGAGGTGACACGATGAGTGAAGATGCAATCATTATCAAACCTATTGTTCCGATTGTTGAAGTCACTGCCCCTGGTCCTCAGGGTGCTTCAGCCGCCGCACAGATTTTTTATGTTCATACGCAGGCAACACCCTCAGCAGTATGGACAATCAACCATAATCTAGGCGGTCAGCCCACAGCAGTTGTATTGGATTCAGCACAAACTCAATGTGAAGGTACTTTCAGTTATCCTTCATCAAATCAAATGGTTATTACTTTTAGTTCAGCCTTTACAGGAACGGCGTATGTAATATGAGCAGATTAGCCCTAACGCCTACAAATGTTCCCGTCAGTGCAACCGACATCAGTACGCCAACTCTCAGAGCAGGCGATTTGTATTACAACTCAACAGAAGGATTGAAGGTTTATACAGGTAGTGCATGGGTTGCAGTAGCGCCCGCAGTAAATGAAATTGACGGAGGCGTTTTTGATAGCATTGCTCCGTACAATGGTGGCGACCCAACTACCACAGCAACGCAGGCATTTGACGGAGGAACTCCATGAGCGTAGTTACACAGATTCAAATTCGCAGAGGAACTGCCGCGCAATGGACTTCTGCAAATCCAACGCTTGCGTCAGGAGAATTTGGTTTTGAAACTGATACGGGTAAAGCAAAAATTGGCAATGGCTCTACTGCTTGGAATTCTCTCGCTTATTCTATTACAGGCGATGTTGGTGATATTACTGGTGTCACTGCTGGAACTGGTCTTAGCGGTGGTGGTACATCAGGCTCAGTAACTTTGTCTATAGATTCAACCGTAGCCACGCTTACAGGTGGACAAACACTGACAAACAAAACAATTAGTGGTTCAAGCAATACACTCAGCAACATCGGCAATTCAAGTCTTACAAATTCTTCAATCACAGTCAATGGTACTTCTGTATCACTTGGTGGAAGCGTGACGATTGAAGCAAGCAGTTTCGCTCCGTCACTCATGTTAGGTGGTATGTAATCCATGGCCCGTAAATTCCTCGTCAGCATTGACCTCAACAAGAACGAACTGCAAAACGCAGTTATTCAGAATTTAGGTACTGCACCTGCCACACCGTCTGCTGGTCAAATCTATTTCAACACTGGCGATGGCGAAATTTACTACTATGATGGCACTGCTTGGGTATCGGTACTCAATGAATCAGAAATCATTTCAGGTACTTTTGCCGCTCGTCCTGCGGCTGGTACTGCTGGTCGTTTGTTCTTTGCAACAGACCAACAGATTCTTTATTTTGATGATGGAACATCATGGTCACAGGTTTCTAACTTTGGTTCAGTAACAGCGCAAACAACTTATGGCGCATCAAGCGGCAATGGTTCTTCAAACAACTATTCACGCGCTGACCACACTCACGGTACTCCTGCTCTCACAAACACAACACCACAATCTCTCTCTGTTGGTGGCTCAGGTGCTGTAGGAACTGGAACTGCTCCTGCGCGTGAGGACCATGTTCACGGCATGCCCTCATTTGGCAATGTCACCGCAGAACAAACATTTGGTGCATCGTCTGCAAATGGAACAAGCACAAGCATTTCACGCGCTGACCATACTCACGGAAATCCAACGCATGACAATGCGGCTCACTCTGCAATCAATCTTTCTGCGCTTGCTGTACCGCTTGCAGACATCAACCTAAACAATTACAAAATCACCAATGTTGCAACACCAACCGCATCAACAGATGCCGCAAACAAAGGATATGTAGATGCCGCAGTTGAGGGTCTAACCTGGAAAGCCGCCGCGAATTTATATTCAACAGCAAATGTGGCTCTCACAGGAGCAACAAACACTCTCAACATTGATACTTATGGCGCTCTTACTTCTGCTGATAGCGGCTATCGCATCGTTCTTGCAAATCAGACCGATGACACTGAAGATGGTATTTATGTTTATACCGACAACGGAACTACTTACACCCTAACCCGTTCTGCTGATGCTTCAACACCTGCTGAACTTGAGGGTGCAACAATCTTCATTCTTGAAGGAACCACAAAGGCTGGAACCTCCTGGACACAAAGCAATCACTACCTCAGCACTTTCGCAGGTCAAACATGGGTGCAGTTGGCAGGTCCTGGCGTATTCACTGAGGGTAACGGTATTGACATTAGTTCCAATGTCATCAGCGCTGTTGCAGGAACTGGCATCACCGTCACATCAGGCGGCATCAACATTGACACTACAACCGTAGTTACAAAGTATGCGGCAAATGTTGGCGATGGTTCTAACACTTCATACACGATTTCGCACAACCTTGGAACAAGAGATGTGATTGTTTCTGTTTATGACAACTCAAGCCCATACGCTGAAGTTATTTGCGATGTGCAACATACAAGCACAACTGCTATAACTCTCCTATTCTCTGTTGCTCCAACAAGCAACCAGTACAGAGTTGTAGTCCACGCCTAATAACCGCCCGCAGTACAAGGGGCTAAAAGGAGATACACATGGGTCTGCGTGACCGTATCGCAAGAGCAATAGCGACAGGCAGTATTGAGAAGGCACCTCGCTTGCCTGCTGGTTCCGTCACGATGACAGAAGCAGAGATGCGCAATCAAGCCGATGCGCTCAATATGCGTCAAACCTATGGCAACTCAATAGCGCTTCCACGCGCTCCTTTTAGTGCGGCTGTTCCTTTTGGTCCTGGTCTGCCTATCACTCCTGGCGCAATCAATCCGCTCCAAGATAACGGACGACCACAACCACGCCGCTATGAATATCAAGTAGCGCAGAACATCAATGTCACTGAAACCCGCCTTGTTCCTTTCAAGACTTTGCGCGCATCAGCAGACCAAATTGACATCTTGCGCCGATGCATTGAAGTAACTAAATCTAAATTGGTTGGTCTTGAGTGGGATATTGTTCTTGGACAAGACGCTTCTGAGAAAATCACAGCAGAGGCAGGCGGCGACCATGTACGCGCTATGGCTCGCGCCCGCGAAAAGTACACAGATGAAATCAACCGCTTGCGTGAGTTTTGGGAAACACCTGACAAAGCCAACGGTTTGACTTGGGCTGATTGGCTCAACATTGCGGCTGAAGATATTTTGGTTATTGATGCATGGGCTGTTTATCCGCTTCCAACAGTAGGCGGCGACCTATATGCGATGCAGATTCTTGATGGCTCAACTATCAAGCCTTTGATTGATGACAGAGGTATGCGCCCAATGCCACCAAACGCGGCGTACCAACAGATTCTTTACGGCTTTCCTCGTTCAGAATTCTCTGCGACTGATGAGGACCCTAAGGCAGATGGTGAATTCACAGCAGACCAACTTGCTTACATGGTTCGTAATCGCCGCACAATTAGCGTCTATGGTTTTAGCCCAACAGAACGAGCGCTTCCACTGGCAGATATTTACTTGCGCCGCCAGCAATGGCTAAGAGCGGAGTACACAGATGGAGTTCTTCCTGAACTTATGTTCACAACTGACGAAGATTGGGGCAACAACCCCGACCTCCTCAGAGCCTATGAAAATATCCTCAATGACGACCTTGCAGGACAGACAGAACAGCGTAAGCGCGCTCGCCTTCTTCCTAAAGGTCTTTCGCCCGTAGTCAATGAAGGATATGGCGAAAAGTTCAAAGACACTCTTGATGATTATTTGATTACCTCAATCTGCGGACACTACGGCGTGCAACCAGGTGAAATTGGTTTTGCTCCTAAGGGTGGATTAGGCGGCGCGGGATACGAAGAAGGCCGCGCAGAAACAGCAGAAGCAATCGGCGTAGGTCCATTGGCTAACTGGATTAGCAAGATGGTTACGAATCTTTCTTACACATACCTAGGCATGCCGCGAGAACTTGAATTCCGCCTCATGACTAGCAAGCGCATGGACAACGAATCCATGGCGAGGAAGGCGGATATTGAGGTAAAG